CTCATTTTCTCTCAACTTTCAAAATGATATCCATGGAAATCCCGACTATTCAACACCGTTGCCCTTGAAACTTGGATGGATGTTGGGATTTCGTCAGGGTATTTATACAAATAACCCGACTTATATTTCGGAAAGTATTGTGGATATTTCTGGACCCAAGTATATTTATATTGCGATTGATGACTATAATAATAATGTGAATAATGGGTTTTATAGTGCGTTTAATTCATCCATTCTCAATAAAAATATAATTGGGCGTATCCAGTTACCTTATTTTTCTTTTTTTAATACGTCGTTTCAAAATAGTATTTCTTTGAATGCATCCAAGAGAGAATATTTTGGTCCGGTGACCATACAAAAAATGCAAGTACAGTTGTTGGATGAATATGGTCGTGTGTTGGATATGAACAATACAGACTATTCTTTTTTATTGACGTTTGATATTAGTTATGAGTTATAGCAGCAATGTCTACCGGTATCCCAAAAATGTGATTTTTAGAGAATCATAAGAATTTTTGAAATGAAGTTTAAAATATCATTACGGTTTTTCGAGTGAGACTTAAAAAATATATAATACTCGGTTAACAGGAGGGGTCGCAGGGGCAGCTACGCAGTCCTGGGTTCCCTGCTAAGTTATAGAAGCAGGGAACCTAGGGTTGCGTAGAAAGTAGTGTCACCGTTATTCCAAAAAACTCTAGCGATGTCCACCGGTGTCCCAAAACTGAATAATATGAAATATTAAAAATACACTTTATAATATTGTTGCGTTAAAAGTTTATCAATGTTATACAAATCTAATAACAACTTGTTGCTGATATTTTTGGGATACTGGTAGACATAGTTCCATAGTTTTATTCATAAGTTTACAAAAATTATTTGTTACTTTATATAGTTGACAACCCCATTGAGTTTTTATTTTACGTTAGAGATGTTTACCAGTATCCCAGAATTAGATAATATGCAGCATTATCCACCAGGAACCCAGGAAAGTCATAACAGTTTTTCATCAAGAAATCTTATAATGGGAAAAGGTAAAGAATTAGAATTCCCCAAAGGGCGGGGAGGGGGGCAAGGGGGAACCCCCGGTTCCCCCTAATAATATGAAATGTTAACAATATAAAGCATAACATTGTTACGTTAAAAGGTATTGATGTTATACTGTCCAAATAATAACTCGTTGATGAGAATTTTTTGAGATAATAGTAGATATAATTATTTTACGTTATTTTTTCATAGTTTTATATTCTTTTTTATGTTTTCATATTTTTATATTTTTATGTTTTTAACACATTTTTTTAATGTTGTAAGAAGTTTATTTGAATTTTTATATCAATCAAAGAATACGTTAATCCTTCAAATTGTTCTGTGATATTCGTTTGGTTTTGGTTTTATTAAATGTAGGTGCAGTATTGAGACCTAGAATGAAATTGATATTCTTCTTTTGTAAAATTAAAAAATTTTAATTTTGCATCAACATTGTTTTTATATTTGTCATATTCTTTATCGTTTACAATAAAATAGTTTTCGTTTTTTAAAATATTAATTATTTTTTTATAAAAAAATTCAAGAGTTTTATAAGTCTCCGCCGAATAAGGTACACAAAATATTAAATTAGGTATCCTGTAAGGTAATATTTTTTCTACTAAATAAAAAACGTCTGGAAGTATTCTTTCTCCATCAACTATTATTTCAAAAGGAATATTATTTTTATACCCTGTCGCTAAAATAACCAAATCATAATTTTTGAATTCAATTAAACTATTGTTCAAATTTTTCACAGTTATATTTTTAAAGTTAAAATTTTTTCCATCATATGGTATACCTTTAAATGGTTGTGTATAATTGTATAAATAATTTTTAAAATTTAAATTTTCAAAAAGTCGTTGTTTCTGGGTTGTTAACTTAAGAACAGATTTTATTTTAAATCTAAAAATAAATAAAATTAAAAAATATCCAACAGTATAATGTAACATTCGAAACATCGCAAATACATAATGAACAAAATTTATTAATTTGTATTTGTTAAATAGTTTTATTAAAAAATGCATAGCAACATGCGTTTTGTACCAAAAACCTGTTTCATTAGAGACATCCGTATAAAAATTGTTAAATGACCGTGCATACCAATCTATTTTGTGCGTGTGGCTCAAACCTTTTACAATTTGTAATCCAGATTCTCTAGAACCTATTACTGCAATTTTCAAATTTTTTTTAATTTCAAGATCGTTAAAATTTGAAGAATGACAAAATTTTATATTATTTTTTTCAAAATAATCAGAAAGTTCAATAGGAATATTTTGCGTCTGAAACATTCCTGTGCAATTTATAATGAATTTACATTTAAAAACTCCATTATTTGTATTAATTTTCCAAAACTTTTCAATACTAGAAAAAAAAATAGAGTTCACTATAGTATCCATTTTTTTTTCAATATGTTTCGTTTGCTCTTTCATAATTTTATTCAAATCTTCTACTTTAATTCCATCACTAAAATATTTATATTTAGATAATACATACGTTAAATATTCAAATGGACAATAACCCATAGCCGGACTATCTGAACATAACCACGACCACTTAGTTTGATACCACACTCCGCCAACTTCTTTATTTTTATCAATAATCAAAACACTACTATTCGGAATATCTGAAATTAACTTATTTGCAACATAACAACCAGAAATTCCCGCTCCCAAAACAATATAATCACGAACAATACACTCTGTCATATATATATACCTAGAAACTTTTATTTATCAAATTATTTCATTTTCAGAACTGGTCGTATGGACGAAACTCACTTTACGTCATGTGCAATTATCACTCTTGGATAAAACATTTTTTGGTTCCTCCATCATAAGGAACTGCGTGACTATTATCCAACATCCACTGATTTATGGATGTGTTAATTCCCAACTCTCTACAGTAAACTGTTGCCAAAATTCTGCCATATTTTTCTGTTTTTCTGTTTTCAAGAGTTATTTTTTTATTCAAGATGAGAGTTTCTAAAACATGTTGTGAAATGTGCGCTGCGTCTCGTTCTTGTTGTGTTTTTCCTTTTATTTCAGGTGAGTCGATACCGTCTAATCTTACTGAAAACCGATACAGAATTTTTTTGGGGTCATGGGGTAGTGAGGCGGCGACAGTGATGGTATCACCGTCGTAAACCTTAATTACGAACGCTTCTTCGATGGGTGGGACAAAAGGAATAGTGTCTTTCCATTTTGGGGCAGGTGTCAGGTTGGATGTTGTGGCGATCGCTGTTTCATTATCATTGGTCTGTGGTCGTTTACGAGGTGGTGTTGGTGGTCGAATATCGTATATATTTCCAATTTTTGAAGGTTTTTGTAATTGTTTTTGGTCGTCGTCTTCTTCTTCTACATTAGTTACAACTTTCGTTGTATCGCAAGAATTCCATATACAGGAGCAGGATGTAAATAGTCGTTGCATCTTTCTTTTATTTCTTCTACTTATTGTATCCATTATTGTTATATAATTCAATCAATTTTTTTCTGTAACAGCAATTCAATTTTTACACTTTATAAAATATAATAAAATACCTATTTAAAGAAAAGAACAAGATGGCGAGTACATTTGGTAGAGTTCGCGAAAGTAAACCTTATTACGAATACTATGAAATCAAGAACGCAAAGTCTATGTGTTGTTCGGCGAAAAATACATATTTGAACTGTGAAAGTAATTTATTGGTATTCAATAAATTGAAATGGAATGGAAGAAGGTTGATTCCTTTTAGTAAAACCAACCTAGTTTCTGGGTTATATAGTCAAGAAGACTTGAAGTACGCTCGCACAATAGCGAATGTTAGTAATAATGAATATTATACAAATATTATTTCACCCCTTTCAGCGTTTACTCCATTTTATGATCAATATGTCATTGACCCGAATGGGTCATTATTTGGAAAGACCCCATGTGGAATTGATAACTATTTACATTTTGTAACAGGGAACCCAACCGGTTCCCCGTACCCCTCCGGAAAATAATGATTGTGTATTTTTATTTTATTCTCAATCGTTCTTGAATGACATTTTCTAAAATTATAGTTATTAGGATGGGGGTCGCTGTCGCAGGGGTTTGTAACCATTGCTACGCAGTCATTGGTTCTCTTCTTAAAAGTTTTTGACAAAAAATTGATTTAGTTTTTGTCAAAGTTGGTATGTGTAAATTCTAATTTATGAAAATGAGTAGCGCATATTATAGAATGCGTATTTATAATAAGAACACTACGCTTCTAATGGAGACAAATTTGGGTTCCGATAATTCTTATGGTGAGTTGGATAATGACTCTCATTGGGGTCAATTTGTTATTTTAGATGATAATCTTGAAGAAAAATCAAAGGTTGGATATCAAAGAAGAATAACTATTTCTCATGTTCGAACTCAAAAAGGAGTACAACTTCAAAAGAGTAATCTTTATCCTATTCATGAAAATGAGGTATATGATTATTCAGAACCTCATACTTGTATTGATATTCGCGAAGATATTGATGTTCTTATTGAACCACCGTCTAGTAAAAAATCACTCAAAAAAAAATATGAATCCATTTTGGTTTGTGTTGGATGTTGTTTAATTGGGTTATACTTCAACATTAAGTTTTAGTATCACAATAACTAGAGCATTTTCAACGCTTTTGATGCGATTTTTGAATACTTTGGTCGGTTTTTGATGGTTTGATATTCCCTGGCTCTTACATACGCCGCATAAACTCCTTTACGTGATACTTTACATGTTTTTTTCTTGCAAATTGGAAATGACTTATTGGGACCTAAAAAACATTTGGGACCACACTTGTGTTTCATGACGGTTCTTTGATGGTATCCTGGTTTTTCATTTTTCCATCCCCTCCATGGAACATTTTTACGTGTGCGGTGCATGTTCTTTATATAATAATAGTATATAAATAATAATATTATATAAATTATAAATTATTTTGTTTTATGGAACCCGAGACCGTTCATATTCACATTGATGATATTTTGAACGCGTCTCAAAATGTTGTTTCTAGTTCAAACGAAATTGGTTCTGGTGTTGTTGGTACTGGTACTGGTTCAAATGAAGTCAAGGGTACAGGTACCGGTGCATTCGTCAAAATTGAAGAAGATGAAAACTATTACGCTGAAAGTGCGAGTGATTTAAGTGATACTTATAGCGAGAGTTTAAATAGTGAGCATGATGAAGCGCACCCAGATATTATTCAAAATCATTTTATTCATAATGTTAAATATAAAAAACTTAACTATAAACAAGTTGAGAAAAACATTGACCGTTATTATACTGATATTAATCATAAATATTCTTCATCCTTGGATATATTGGCGTCTTATTTGAAAGGACAAAAAATTATTTATCTAGAGTCGAAATATTTTGCGGAGACGCGTTTAAATTATTTGATGATGCCCGCAATATTATTATCTACTGCTGCGACGGTTTTATCATCTGTCGTAAAAGATTATAAATGGGGTTCTTACTTGATATCCACAGTGAATGCGATTATTGCTTTTTTATTGGCAGTTGTGAATTATTTGAAACTTGACGCCGCATCAGAAGCGTATAAAATTTCATCTCATCAATACGATAAATTACAGTCATCCGTAGAGTTCACATCGGGTTCTATTTTACTTTTTCGAGATATGAATATGGAAAAAAATGGTTCAAATTGTGATGGTGTGAATCTTACACGCTCTGAAATTAACTTGAAAGTACACGAATCCAAGAAAGAGTTACAAGAAGATATGATGAAAAAGTTGAGTGAAGTAGAAAAGAAAATATCTGAAATAAAAGAGACGAATCAGTTCTTGATACCACGTGAAATTCGAATGCGTTATCCAGTTATTTATAATACAAATATATTTTCGGTGATTAAAAAGATTGATGACTATCGGAAGAAAATGATTACAAACTTGAAAAATGTAAAGAATGAAATAAGGTATATCAATCATGTTCAAAAAGATATGAAAGATAATGGTGAAACACCCGCGATAGAATATAATAAACAACTCATCAAACTATTTTTAATAAAAAAAAACTTAGTCAAAGATATTTTATTATTGAAGTCGGCGTTCTCCATTATCGACCAAATGTTTCATCAGGAAATTGCGAATGCAGAGATTTTGAAAAATAGGTGGTTTTGGAGTGGACTTTGCCATTATAATAAATTGGTCGAACCGACTTCTTTAAACCCATTTATAGATGCTTTGATGGATCCGTTTAAAAAACGTGGGTTGGGTAGTGGTAATGATATGGACTATTGGGTAGGTGTAGGTGCGGATGATTCAACGTAAGTGCATTATTTATCTTGACATTCGCCGTGTCCAGTTCAATAAACCTAGATATAAGTTATCATGAAAGTCTTCTTCACAACAATGATGACATTCGTCATCGTCATCATTATATTCATCCAACTCATGTTGTTCTTCTTCGGGAATTGTATATACCTTGTATAGGTATTTTGAACTACGTGGTATTGGTTCAATATCATCAATATCATTATAAGGATACTCATAATTAAAATAAGAATCAAACATACTCATGGGGTTTCCCATTATATTTGTTTTCCAACTTGTTTTTATGTTTGTTTTATCGTTTTATTTTTTAGTTTATTAGCAGGGAACCGTGGGGTCTCCCTATTTTTGGTGGTTTTAAAAAAAATTGATTACTTTTTCTCTCGTTGATGTTATTTTACATTCAACAAGTAAAGTGATTTTACAAAAGTTTAAAATGAGTTCTACATCTTCAGTGTCTTCAGTATCGGTCGACCTAGCGTTGTTACCGAACACTACGCCGTCACTATGTATTCCTCGTGTGTTTAAGAACATTACGCGTGAAAGAATCATTTCCACCATCTATGAACTAAACCTTGGGTCTGTTACTCGGGTTGACATGGTTCCGTCTGGTGGTGGTGATAAGTTTCAGCGAGTTTTTATTCATATCGACTGGAATAATGGAGAAGTTGCTTCTCGTGCAAGAACGAGACTTCTTACAGGTAAGGAAATTAAAATTATTTATGATGACCCTTGGTTTTGGAAAATTAGTGCAAATCGGGCATCAAAGCGTGTGGAACCTTCGCTTGTGTTTGATTCGGACTCGGACGACGCTGCTGCTGCGGCAGCGCCTAACCGAAACCATCGACCTCGTCCCAATGTTGGACGTAGTCATAACATGAGACATGGTCGTTCTAAAAATAAGAATAAAGATAAGGAAGTCGCTAATGCTGTTGATACGTTTGGGCGAGACCTTTCCATGCGCAAGGAACAAGAACGGGAACGAGAACGGGAGTTGGAGCAGGATCAAGAATTGGAACAAGAACCGATTCAAGAAACATCACGGGTTTTGGACGTGGATAAACCAAGTCTAGATGCTGGATTTAAGGTTGACTATGGTGAACAACCTTTACCTGTTTTGAAACGCAGAAGGGTTGTGGTAAAAAAACCAATGTAAACTTATGATTCTAGCAGGGAACCAAGGTTCCCCTGCGACCCCTCCTGTTAACCGAGTATTTATATAATTTTAAGTCTCACTCGAAAAATCGTACTGATATTTTAATCATAATATTCTAAAAAATATTATGATTCTCTAATAATCACATTTTTGGGATACCGGTGGACATTGTTGTATGATTCTACATTTGGTTCGGTCGAGGATTCAATAAAACAAGGTAAGACAGTTATTTATTCATTATTATTTCAATCATTTTACTAACTTCTCCTCTTTTTTCCTTTTTTCATATTAGCAGGGTTGCAACGCAATTGTAACCAACCCTAGGTTTCCCTTCTTCGGTATAACAACAATAATTTATTACACAATTATTGTAGTTTGTCTATTTGAAATGAATATAACTAAAAATGGGTCAAGTGTTGTTATTCAGTTTTCAAAAAATAATAAATCAAATTACTTACGGGAATTTTTTTTACGTTCCATAGGAGAATGTTTAAATGGAACCATGGGGTTTCGCACAGATTCCACCTTTCATAAATGTTATTTTCACGCACATTCTTTATCTTTTCTCTCAACATCCTCGTTGAAGTATGACAATGTTTTACAGATGATTACATCTTTAGCAAAACAACAGACGTATTTACATAAAACAGGTAATTATGGATTTTATGGGTTGCTTTATGATGAAATACTTGTGATTGATAACTCTATTTATGTATGTCTTGATATTAACCTAGTTCAAGAAATGGATGATTCCTCGGAAAACATTATATTCAGATCACCTTTTGATAAACATAAAGGACGGTTGGGATTTTACGCACCTGAAATTTTAAACATTGAAACATTACCTTCTTCGGTTTCTTATAAAGTTTTTCATTCCAGTTTGGCGGGACTAGTTATTTATTGTTTATTTGGAAAACATATTTTTGAAAATAGGGAAGAGGAAGAGGGAAATGGAAAGGGTGAGGGAGAGGGAAAGGGTCAGGGTGAGGACATTGAAAGTATTTTGAATCCAATCAAATATACAAAATTATACTGGTTTTTGTTAAGACTAACTTCGAAAGATATTGAAGAGAGAAATCTTATACTTATATAGTGTTATGGGTTTTTGGTAGGGTTTGTGGGCAAGTTTGTTTTTTACCTCAATATATAGTAATATACACGAATATGTCTCTTACAGCGTTCAAAAAAAAAGGTGTTTTACGTTTTGGGGCGAAAACATCAGGGAAAATAGCGTCAGGTAGTGGAGGAACATGGTTACCACAAGGGCCATTTGGACCAGCAGGAGGTGGTGCTATGGACGCGCTCAAGTTATCACTTATGAATAAGGGGATTTCGGGTTTTTCTATTAATGGTGGAACAAGAAATGTAGGTTATATCGGTCAGAGTATGGCCATGTCAAAAAATGGTACACCATTTTATGGTATTCATGCTAAGGGTTATGGAGGTGTTGGGGGGCGATATCCTCATTCAAATCCGGTGTTTAACGCGGGTGAGTTTTCAGTTTTGGGTCATCAAGCAGGATATATTAAACCATCCGTTCTCTCTACGAAGGGAATGTTGGAAAAGCGTTTCAAATGGATTAATAATGGGCAATATCCCAATGCTTGGGTTCAACCTGTGTATGGTAACACAAATTTATCAGATAACGCAAGTTCTTGGTTGTATACTCAAAATAAGGCCGCCGCGAATACATGTGTGAATGATACGAATAAACCTTGGGTATATGCGGATAATATTAGAAAGGGTGGTGCAAATGGTTGTGCGACTTCTTCTGCCAGACGTGTTTATGTCATTCAAAGTGCGAATGGTCTTTATACCAAAACACTGCGTATTCCACAGACTTCGAGTCAATATACTTTACAAGTTCAACGACCTTGTTCTAACCCTGTTGGTGCACAAAAACCGTTCCCTTTTGCTGTGTCTTCTTGTGGTTCATCCGGTGCGAGTCATACACCTGGGCCTCCTCCTCCGATTTTGACGGAAACCTACTTAACACCGCCAGAATGGTACACCAAGTAGTAGGGGAACCTAGGTTCCCCTATGACCCCTCCTGAAAACTTTATTTTATAAAATATACAGCATTATCCACCGGGAACCCAGGAAAATGATAACAGTTTTTCATCAAGAAATCTTATGATTGGAAAAGGTAAGGAATTAGAATTCCCCGAAGGGCGGGAGGGGGCAAGGGGGAACCGGGGGTTCCCCCTAAAAATATATTAATCTCATTACTAATTTTCAATGATATTAATACAGTTTTTGTATCTGACTTATAATTCAAAGTCAAATTAGAACCGAGTATTATGATAACTGCTGTATGCGACATCAACTGTATTGCATGAAGCGCAATTGAAACTGTTACCCGCAACTGCTGCGAATAAAAATTGATTTGCCTTTTTGTTTTTCACTATAAAATAACATAAGACATAGTACGATGGACAGTGATAAACTTCAAGTTATGGCAGCGACATTAGTTCCTTCGGTAAGGAAGAATACGGACTTTAACTGTATGGAACTCGTGGATGCGATTTTGCTTACTTCTCTCGGTTCGGGAGGTCCTTTCGCGGATGAGTTTAACTATAACTCATTACTATCTATGACTCAGACATGGGTCAATAATCCCGATACGATTCCTCCTGTTCTCAAGTTTAACCATGTGGAGGATGTTGAGCAATATTTGATTGACATGAGTAAGAAACAAAAAATGATTGAGTCTAGGGTTATTCACTTTTTGAGAGAAGTCAATAAACTCGGGTTTCGTAGAGAGGATATTCAGTTTGTTTATATTTCAGGTAAGAAAAATACTCATCCAAAAGTTGCGGAATTGAATGTTGGATTGGATGCGAAGGAGTGTAAGGCCGATATCTATATTGAAAAAACGAATGGGGAGATGATTGGTTGGTCGTGTAAGCAGTGTGGGGGTGCTACAAAATCCAACTATAGTGTTACAAAGATGTTGGGTGGTGAGGATGAGAAGTTGCTTTCAACTATAAAACTTGATTATTTGACTGAGAATGGATTCCCGAAACATGATAAGAGTAATCGTGGTCAAGTCAATCGTCTCTTTTATCCAAATAAAAAAGATAATAAGTATTGGAACACAATGAGAGAAAAAATTCAGGAAAAGAAAAACGTTGTTTTAGAAGGTTTAGTGTTACCTTTACTTGGTCTCAATGTAAAATATCCGTTGTATGAATTTAATGGTAAAACAATACATATGTTGAATGATGACTTGGAGGATGTGTTATCCAAGTCATCTTTGGAAGAGTATCTGCCGTATTATTTGAATAAAAAGGGACAGCAAAGATCGGCAGCCAAGATGTTTTATCAGTTGGTCGTTGATAAGAAAAAATATAAGGTGGAGATTCGTTGGAAAGGTAATGTACATACTTGCTCGCCCCAATTTCAAATTCATGACGATTTCCACTTTTAGAAAAAGTGGAGCAAAAACAGTAAAAGTTAATCATTCATTTTAGTTTAGATAATTATAGAGACTCAAGGTTGAACTAATTACTGTATAAACATTATCCACATTTACACTATTCCCCAATTGTTTATAACTTTTTTTATCATCTGGCGAAAGTTTAAACGTATCTGGAAAGGATTGAAGACGTGCACACTCACGCGGTGTAATATATCGTTGTTCTTTTCCGTAAATTGGGATTTGTGATATTGCTACAAGAGTTGGAAAGTAGTTACTCTTTTTTACTCGTATTCCAGACTGTCTAACTTGAATAAAATGATTGAATATGCTGTCTTGAGGTTTGATAGGTCCCGTTTGCCATTCCAACTTTCCATAGATTTCTCTCTTTTTCAATATGTCGGAGTTTTGGTTATACCATTCTAAAAACATGGGTCTGTATTTTTCAATCAAAGGTTTATTTTTGGTAATATAATCTTTTTTCCACGCTGGGAAACTTTTGAACTCTTCTTCGGTGTATGTTTGAAATGCGTCGTTAATTAAAATCGTGGGGGACATTTTTTCACCCACTTCCATTTGTTTTATCACTTCATCCCAAGTTTCTAGTACTTTTAGAATATCTCCCTTGATGAAATACTTGGGATCTATATCACATTTTTTATCCAAGTAGTTTTGGAATTTTATGGTTGTGTTTTTGGTGGTTGTTGGACTTGTCAATACAACATCTCTCCCATCATAAATGTCATTTCGAACACATACAAAATAAACGCGTTCTCTCTGTTGAGGAATCCCATAATTATGGGGAGAGATTTGAAATAGTTGAAGATGATAACCAAGATTGGCAATCCTCTTTTTGATATATTCGATGACTTCTCCGTTACTTACTTTCAAGATGTGTTTTACATTTTCCAAAAACATGAACTTCGGTTTTTTCACTTTGGCAATACGCATGATTTCGTCAAATAGTAGTCCTCGTTCGTCTTCGAAACATTTCTTTTTACCGCCATTACTGAATGCTTGGCATGGGAATCCTGCGCAAATAACATCGAAATCGGTCATGGTGTTTTCGTTGATTTTTTTTACATCTTCAACTGGGTTCATGTCATAATTGAGTTTGTATATTTCTCGGCAATCCTTATCAATATCACACGCAAGAACGCATTGTGTGTTATTGATGCGTTTGAATGCTTGATGAAAACCGCCAATTCCACAAAATAGGTCTATAAATTTGAGTTGTGTTGTTGGGGGGTCTGATTCTGTTACTGTTGTTGTTGTTGGTGTTGGTGTTGTTGTTGGTGTTGGTGTTGGTGTTGGTGTTGTTGTTGTTGGTGGTGCTGGCATAACAACATTTTCTTGTAAAATAAGTTCAATCAGTTGTGGTTTATTTTTGGAACTATAGTTTTTTATACCAAGTTCCTTACATTTGTTTAGAAGTTGGGTCTTATTCATTTTAGTTATGTCAATAGTTTCCATGGTTTTCATAATTTCCTTATTTTCCTATTAATTACATTCAATTTTTTATTTATTAGCAGAGAACCTAAGACTGGTTACACTACCCGCACCCCTCCTTTGATAAAAAATGTTTTTATGATCCTTAACATAGTTGAATAACTAAATAATAATTTTGTCTGTTGATTCTACTCCCGCAAAAATTGATATAAAAATGATTTAGAGAATTCAACTCTAATAGGTGTAAGTACTACGATGACTACATTTTCAGACCGTTTTCCTCTTTATATGCGATTAAAAATATATGTAAATGGTTCTGATAGTTGTGGAACAGATGACCCAATAGATGTTATCAAACAATTGTATGTAACTGCTGTAAATTCTCATAATAATAATGTTTTAACAAATCCTTTTCCAGATGCTGGGTTTGATTTGTTTTCTCCAAACAATCATGTAGTCTTGCCATTTTCAACACATAAAATTGATTTTGGACTGAAATGTAGTGCGGTTATGATTCATTCGTTCCCTCAAGATGATGATGATATTATTTCATATAATACTGGTTTTTATGTATATCCACGTTCTTCGTTGGGTTCTAAAACGCCGTTACGGTTGGCGAATAGTGTTGGGATTATTGACTCTGGATATCGGGGTAATTTAATTGGGGTATTTGATAATAACCGTTCAGATGAGTACGCCGTTTCACAGTTTGATAAGTTGGTTCAAATATGTGCGCCAGGACTTGTTCCCATTCTTGTTCAAGTTGTTGATAATGAATCTGAGTTAGGAGACTTGACGATTCGTGGTGAAGGTGGGTTTGGGTCAACTGGTGGAACACAACGCTTATAGATATAATAATTTCATTTCTCTAATTTCCAGTTTTCTTCTTTTCAAATCATATTCGTCTAATGAAAGGATTTCCATTTCATTATATTGTACTTCATTCATTAGTTTATCAAATTCGGTAAAATCGGGGGAAATTAAAGTATATTTATATTCTATTTTTCGGTATTCTTCCTTTAATTTTTTATAAAATAAATTGTGTAATTCGTTTGCGAATTCCATTAATTCAACTTCATAATTATTAATATAACGCTGTTCTGTTCTATCTATTGGTGAAAGGCACCTAGTATGTAACATTATATTTTCAATAAATTTAGTATCGATAATATACCCTACGTTTCGCATAAGAACATCATCTATAGACCAAAACTGTTGTTCAGAGTTAATACGATAATATGTAAATAAAAGTAATTCATCCGTCTTTTTTTCAAAAATAGAAGGATCGATATTATTAAGTCTGCTAAGATATTCTATTAGTATTATACGTTTATCAACATTCAATCTTACTAAGTCAAATCGCCCTCCTTCTCTAAATAAATGATATTTTTTTACATCAACGTTGTAATGATGTTGACGTATATCATAAAATGCTATCTTTTTTTCAATTTGAATAAGTTCATTTATAGTTTTGGTTTTATTAGATATAACGGGTACCATAACTAATGGTTGTTGATTTATTGTTTTTTCTTGGTTATTTAGTAGGTTTATACGTGTTATCCATAATAACAAACATATCAAGAATAGAATAACAATCTGATATAACCTTATAAATGAATTAGTTGGTATTTCATTATTTTTTTTGTTATTTTCTTTGTTATTTTCTTTGTTATTTTCTTCGATATCTTCCTTTTTATTTATTTTTTCTTGACATTTTGGGGTGTTTATAATTACCATTAAATATGTTATACAACTAGTAACACAAGTATAACCTAACAACGCAAATAAACATAATATTATTATATAGTTAGAAATTGTGGTATTGCTTGACACATTTTCGTTTGACATTTGAATATTGAATGAGTCTTTTTTCTTTGGAAACTTATGTAAATCTTTAACGTAAATGCTAATTCATTCGATTTTTTTTTAAATATAGAATTATCAATATTATTGATTCTAGTAAAATATTCTATATTTAATACATTCTTACTAATCATAAAATGATCAAGAGAATGATAAGGTAAACGGACAGGAGTTATCGAATGGGTCGTTTATTTTTATACAAGGGTTGCATGAATTGTTTGTGTTAGATTGTAAAAACCTGAAAGGTGGAAATATTGTTTGTATTTCATCATTTGGAATACTTTTATGGGGATTGGCGGGACCATAACCTAGATTATGAATGATTTCCATGTTTTTTGCGTCTTGACTACAACGAAGGATGTTACCGTCTTTTGTCAGACCCCCATATAATAAAAATTTACCTTCTGCTGTATTCCAGTAAAGTATTTGTTTCATGGCGGTTTCATTATATACGCTTTGGGCTTGGTCGAGTGCAATACCTGGGTCTACTTGTATGATTTCGTTATGTGCGATGGCGTCTTTAAATTGTTTTTTTGTTTCATTTGTCCAAGGCCATCTATTATTTTGTAAAAGGTATTCTACGTCTTGTTCGGTTGCTTGTGTTTGTAAAATGGAAATGTCAAATATATATAATGGATTATATGTCTTTTGGAAATGAAGAAAGTTTTTGATTGTTTCTTGAGACCATTTGTTATTATTGTTTTGATTTTGATTTTCATTGGTCATTGTTTCTATCAAGGTTCTACTTGAACTTGGACTATTTTTGAAAAAAACAAAAAAAATAAGTACAATTACTAACAATATAAGTGTCGTTATTACACAAATAACGACTTTTTTCATATATATAAATTTTTATAAAATTTTTTGTTAGGTTGATGGGTTGATATGTTGATATGTTGATATGTTGATATGTTGATATGTTGATACGTTGACATGTTAATGCTAAAAACTTGGTCTTCTTTTTGGTGCAACAGGTGTAACTTCACTTACTGCTCTCATTACATTTTCCGCAGTTGCGGATGTGTATGCTCGGTTGAGTGGTACTCTACTGATGGTATGGATGGGTTCGAGTTCTTGTTCTTCTTCTTGTTCTTGCTTTTGCTTGTCCATTGGTTCCGGTTCGAACATGTCTGGTACAAAACGTCTCATTTTGGGGTATCGTCTTAGTTTTGGTGGCGCAGGTGGATAGTCATCGGGTAACTCACTTATGTTGTAAGACTGTTGGCGTCCTTGGGAGTTGGCTCTGGAAGTTGAATACATCTCCCCGTATTGAGTTCCGTAAGTTTTGTATGTAATATAAAGGTCGTCCAAAAGAGTGCTATAAAATCCATAATCTTTATGTGAATCTGGGGTTGTTTCCTCGATGTTTTGTTCCTTCATATATTCTTTGATGTAATTCATTGTATTTTTGAGTATTTCTTTGGTGGTTTCGTGTGTAGTGGTAGTGGGTTCGGGGAGTGTATTGTTGTTTTCATCAAGGTCTAAAACTAGAGAATGATGTGTTCCTGGGAAATGAGATTTTGATTCTAAATTTTGGTTTGTGCGGGCGTTGAACAGAACTTCTAATACTTTTTGTCGGAACATGTATTTTGCAAGATTATCGTCTTGACTGGTTTCTATTGCGGTGGTTTCATTCAATAACTGGATTAGTGGTGGGGTTGATGAATGAAGAAGTTGAACGGTTGTTGTTTGGATTGGTGTTGTACTTCGAACATGATATGTTTTATTGGTTTCTCCAGTAAGAAGACCAATATGGATTGTATTTGTCCAAGTATTGGTTTCGTATTCATAGATTTCGGCGTTTTCGGTTTTGAGAACACAATTTTGGAAAGCGGCGTACAAAATTTCATGTATGATTTCGCCGAACGCATAACCGGAATATTCGAGTTTATCGATGAATAAATATCTGGAATTTTCGGTTTCCGAGAGTTTCAAGAGTAGTTCGGCCGAGTGGTCGCGTCCATAACCGATGAATATGTTTCTAAACCTTGAATCGGTTAGTTCTTTTAGTTTGTTTTTATCTGTGCAACCTGATGTTGGGTTTCCATCGGTTAGGAAAATATGGGTAGGAGTTGAGTTTGAGGTTGAAGTTGAATTTGTCTCTGTGCTTTGAATATGAGAGAGAACTTCATTTGCGTTTTGAAGTGCCAATTCAATATTTGTGGTGCCTCTTGGTCGCATTTTTTTTATGTTTCTGATGAGCGAAGTTAGGTTGTCCTTGGTTACTTTTTGCATTTCGATGATTTTTTCAATCTGGTCATCAAAAGCGTCGACTTGAATAAATATTTGAGAACCTTTTTCGTTGCTTTCTGAAGCGAGGGTTAGAATATTGGTAATTGTGTTGATGATTTGTTGCATCTTGGAGTTTCCATCCGCGCAACGGTCACTCATTGACCCTGAAATATCTACTGAGAACATGATATCTTGTCTCGTTGTTACCATTTCGGTGGGTTGTGTTGTTATATTTATAATACCGAATTGATATTGTTGTGGTTGTTCTAGTTCTTGGTCACTTACCGTTGAAAAGACTAATGGCAGTCTTGGGTCTAGTGGTTGCCTTGTAAATTCCATGGTAATGGAAGATACCGGGATATTTTCAGTTGCTGTATTAGACATGGTTTGCGTTTTTTGACTTGTTTTGATTTCATAAATTTGTTTTTATGAAATCAATTTTTTTAGTTATAGCAGAAAACATAGAACAGTTTAGATTGGTTTTACCCCTTCATAATCGTTAATATGCATTTCAATGTATTCACTCGCACTGAAATAATCTGTGAAATAAGTTGTATACTTATAAGATGACTTTTTCAGTGGAATTGTTACTTGGATTTTGTTTTTGTCAATATTGATTTCAAAATAGTCATAGTCATTGTTTTCTTTCTTAAATATAATTTGATTTGGTTCATTTTGAACTAGTTGCCAGTTGTATTCATAAAATAAACTTTCCAACGTAGAAAACGCTTTGTTTTTTATTTTGGTAGGGTTTATAGTTTGTTCTGGTTGTTGTTCCATTGTCTTATTACTATTATTCATTACAATATAATATTTATATTATTTTCACAAAAAATATATTTAGAGTTTAGTTGTGGTTGTATGATATAACATAATGGATTTTGATAATAGTAATCTTCCGGGTCCTCCAGGTCCTCCAGGTCCTCCAGGTCCTCAGGGTCCTTTTGCCGGTGCTAATGCTAATCCTTCAGGTTCTAGTCCCAATACAAAGTCATTGACTAGTATTGAAGTTACAAATGAAAATGCAGCGCTCAACTTACTTGTTAGTTTTTTAAACTTGGCACAAAGAAGAGGTGTGTTTTCGTTTGATGAATCTGCGAAAATATGGGAATGCATTAAAATGTTTCAAAAGTAGATAATTATTTTTAGAGTAATATTACTCTAAAAATAAGTTTTTGAACAGTTCGGGTGTAAAAAAATCGCTTTATGTAGGGGTCGAACCTACGACCTAACGGTTAACAGCCGTTCGCTCTGCCACTGAGCTAATAAAGCACGTCCACTTTAAAAAAGTGGAGCAAATCTTCCACGTCCACTTTCGTGTAAAACAGTCAAAGTGGAGCAAATCTTCCACGTCCACTTTCGTGTAGTGTACTGCTATGTTTGATAGCAGTACAAAGTGGGTCGGTTTGATAACACCACATGTTATCATATATTATTTACTTTAATTTGCTGTATGAAGAAAAATTCTCATTCACGTCTGAATTTGAGAACTTGCGCTATCTTCGGACACACATAGATATAAGTTTTACCCAACAAGGGACTTGAACCCTCAACCTCAAGATTACTTCTCACACATTAAAGGTGTTTAGAAGTCTTATGCTCTATCCAATTGAGCCAATTGGGCAACTTCCACTTTAAAAAAGTGGCAATGCGCGAAGTGGGGTTCGAACCCACGCATCATAGATAACAGGTCTTAAGTCTGTCGCCTTAAACCACTCGGCCATTCGCGCTGTAAGTTAGATTAATTGTTTAGTTGGTTGCTGTTTTCTTTCGTTCATTATTATTAATTGTTTTGTTGCTGTTGGAAAACATTTGCTGGCATCATTTGAATCGTAAAATGATTTTGAAATTGCTGTTCGATGCCGTTCTCAACATACTATGTTGGGGTGTCTTTAAGTTGTTTTGAGGGTTAATATACAGCATTATCCACCGGGAACCCAGGAAAGTTATAACAGTTTTTCATCAAGAAATCTTATCATGAGAAAAGGTAAGGATTTAGAATTCCCCGAAGGGCGGGGAGGGGGCAAGGGGGAACCCCGGGTTCCCCCTGTTAATATATTTCTAATGTAGTATTTGATGCCAGTTCTCCAAGTCATGAATCATTTTAAAAGACACACATAAATATCTTGCGTTCAACATATATGATAATTCTTCCAATGTTTTTCCAACATAAAATTGTAGTTTATATGGATAAGATATGTTAGTTTCTATTGCTATGTGATATTCGGTCGTTGGTGTGTCTGGATTTATTATTGTAAAATACGGCAACGCATGATAACTAATATTTATTAATAATATCGATGAACCAAATAAGTTGTTGATGGTTTTCATATTTTTTTTAAATGTTTCTGATGAAGTTTTGTTATTGTATTTCCAATCACTATCACTTATTATTATCATCGTTGTTTGGGTCGCCAAATTTTTCTCTCTGAAATATTCGCATAAGTATTTACTATTTGGTCCGCATAAATTTGAGTATACGAGTTTGAATGTTGTATGATACATCGGGTCTATTTTTTTGAAGAGTTTCTCCACGAGTTCCACTGGATAGTCATCTATAAAAGTTACGATGTAACGTCTAGGTGAAATTTTATAGTGGAATGTTTTTTCGTCGATTTCAATTTCAATTGCGTTCATTTGACTCTATTGAGTTGGTTCTTGTTCTTGGTTTATTTGTTCTTTTTTGGTTTGTTCTTGTTCAATTTATTTTATTTCAATATATATTATGAAACTATTCAATATTACTTCATACTATTTCGCATTTATAACATTTGTCATTGTTATTAAGATACTTTTTCTTCTTTGTATCTTGATACGATTTATTTTAAAACGAGAGAAAAAGGAAAATACCCAACTTTATAAGTCTGTTGAACTTTGGAAGGATCGATTTGAAGGTATTTTTATTTTAAGTATGTCTGCACTTACTATTTATATATTCAATCCTCGAAATAAAAAAGAATTCGTGTTTGACGAATACACGAAATTCCTTTATTTTGTTTTTGGTATTATTTTGGTTATTGAACATGTTCGAGATATTTTACAATTATGATTCTAGTATTTCTTCTCTCGTAGAAGAAAGAGAAGAAGACGAAGATAGTTTTTGTGTTTTTTCTTCTGCTAAGTTGTTGACCGTGGTTGTGGTTGTGTTTGTTTGTTCTTGGACTTGTTGGGGTTCTACATAAGTTCCGTCCAATAATGTATTCAAATCGGCAGTCATTTTATCCATAAAATCATCCGTGTATTTTTCTTGGTTCGAAGACGAAGACGACCAGTTGTCGACGTAAGTAGGAATCATGAAATACGCCAAGATATCAACCTGACTGTACCCGATCTTAGTGAGTTTTTCGGACAACTCGACCAGTGTGATTTTGGGTTCGGGTTCTGGTTCTTCGTTTGCTGAGTCTGCGTCATCGTCATCGTTATCGTTAGACTCATCGTCGTCGTCATCGTCTTCCTCATATTCTTCTTCGTCATCATCCTTGAACAAAGGAATAAGTTGATGACGGCAACAAGGGCAGTGCTCTTTTTTTTCAAGAGCTTGGAAAATACAAGATGAGTGAAACTTGTGCCCGCATGTGGTTACGGTAAAGTTAATCATGGTGAGGTCTTCGTAGCAAATCGGACACTCCCCCATTGGTTCAGGGGTTTCAAAGAGGGGGTTTGCGATGGACTTGTGGACATCAACTTGAATTTGTTCTTGGTCTTGGTCTTGTTGGTCTTGACCTTGGTCCGGATATAAGAAACTTACCAGTTGCAAGTTTCGGGAGTCTTGGTCTTGTTCTTGGGCCACGCTCTCAAACGCACTTTCCAAATTTTGAACGACTTCATTCAACTCGACTTCTTCATCATTATCGTCATTATTTACAAGTATACAAAAGTCGTCGTCTCCGCCACTCAAACAACCACCTGGACCCATATGTCCGAGTTGGTTGTCTTGGAGAATTGGATAGCAACCCGGGCAACGACTGTGGTTGTTATTGTTTGCGGACATTCTTGTCAATTAATTTTCCTTTAAATTTGTTACAATATAATATTTTCAAAAAAGTAATTCAATTTTTTTTGGCGTGGTCTGAAAGTTTTATCGCTAGTTAATTTTCATTAAATAAAAAAGGGTTTTTGCCCCTTTTTTATTTTTTGTATTTTTTGTGTTAGTGCCTTTTTTTTGAGTTCTTTTTTTTTGATTTTTGGTTTTTTGGTTTATGTGGGAATGTTTATGCGTCTTCATCACTATCGCTGTCACTATAGTCTGCCCAATTCTTATGTCTTTTGTAGGGGTAAGACCGGAATACCGTTTTTGTAGGTGTAGTTACTGGTGCTGGTGCTGGTGCTGGTGCTGGTGCTGGTGCTGGTGCTGGTGCTGGTACTTGCGCCGGTGCTGGTGCTGTTACAGGTACAGGTGTTTGTAACTTGGACGCGTAAGAAACCGTTGTACTAGTGGTAGTCTTGGTCGAGTTCAAGGTCGATTTCGACAGAAGTTGAGGAAATGGTTCCTCAATATTCTTCTTGAGAACAAAGGTCATGTCCTCGTCCTCATCAATGACAAGGACATCAAAGCGGTTTGATGGGGTGACGGTCTCTTTGCGAGGTGCTTTGACTTGCGTTTTGACCAGTCTTTTTGGTGAAGGTGGTCTATACGCCTTACATTTTTTGTTTTTGGGGCAATAATTGACTGTGTGACCATTCTCAAAACAATACCGGCACTTTTGACTCAAGAGTGTCGGGCATATGACTTTACCTTCTCGATTTTTTACCCAGTGCTGGGTGGCGCGCTCCGTAAACCCAGCATCCAAGCAGACCTTACATTGGGGCTTGATTACGGAGTTCATATTGATTGATTGCTTGCTTTATAAGACTTTCACTTGATTCTTTTTGGTATTACTTGTCAATAAGTTTTTGAAAAAGTATTTCAATTTTTTTTTCACACCATATATTTTTTGGTTCACTTATTTTTAACACTTCACAAAAAAATTGATTACTTTTTCAAATTGAGTCCATGTAAGTAACATATACACATCAATTAATTATTCACATATTAATGTATTGCGCTTGTATACTGCGAATATGACTGACCAAGACCTTGACCGATTCAATACCTTTTTGGGTCATTCCAATATTGAGTATAAGAAACATCAATATGATGGGGTGGTCTGGTCTTTGAGTCGTGAGAGACAAGGTTACAATGGCGATGGAGACTCTTTGGTCAAAGGTGGGTTTATTGCGGATGAGATGGGTCTCGGTAAGACAATTACTATGATTGCCTTATTTTATGTCAACTTTGTTCCCAAGACACTCATTGTTGTTCCCAAGGTTCTCATTCATCAATGGCGTGACGAAATCTTCAGGACTACCGGTCATAAGGCGTTGATATATCATGGTTCGAACATGTCCTTTGCTAGTATTAACATGGATACTCTTATGTCTGCACCATTTGTCATTACAACCTATCATATGTGTTCGATGAAACGGTCATTGAATAATGTTGAAACTGAATTGCGTATTTTACATAAAATCCGCTGGGATCGTGTTGTCTTTGATGAGGCGCACCATTTGCGTAATAAAAATAATCTCTACTATGGCGCGTCCAAGTTGAAGGCGAATATTCGCTGGATGGTATCTGGAACTCCGATTCAAAATAAACTCAAGGATTTTCATAATCTTTGTGACATATTGGGTGTTCCTTCGTCGTTATACAAGTGTGACTCACTTGATGAATTGTTCGAGCAGTTCGTTCTCAAGAGAACCAAGAAGGATGTTGGATTATCACTTCCTCCACTCGTTGTCTCTACGTATGATGTGGAATGGACGAGTGTGAAGGAGCGAGATTTATCTCAAAAAATCCACAAGGAGTTACCTTACGCGGATAAGAATACAAGATTGCAACTTTATTTGTATGCAAAACAATGTTGTATTTTACCGGCGCTGTTGAAAGGGAAAGGGAAGTCTTCTGTTTTGGTTGACGAGAGATATCATGACGCTATGGATGTTTCGAGTAAGTTGGATAAGGTCATTTCTGTGATTTTATCTAGAAGTGGAAATGGTCGTGGAAAGTTGATATTTTGTCACTTTCGTGAAGAGATTGACTTTGTTATCGAGAGATTGAAATCAGGTGGAATGAAACGCGTGGGTGCGTTTGATGGTAGGGCGTCGGTTTCTTCAAGGAATCAAATGCTATCTGGTGACTTTGAGGCGATTGTCTTGCAAATTCAAACTGGGTGTGAAGGTTTGAATTTACAGAAAGGGTTTAGTGAGGTATTCTTTGTCAGTCCGCACTGGAATCCGGCAGTTGAAGACCAAGCAGTTGCTCGCTGCCATCGTTTCGGGCAAGTAAATGAGGTTCATGTGTTTCGGTTTTGTATGACTTCGATTGAAGTGGAAGAAGAACCTTGTGTCGCACTTTGTAATGCGGCGATCGTTGATAATGTTGATAATAATATTCCGGTGGCAGTGGCAATTGCTTATCCGGTACCATCCCTTGAAAAAGAAAAAGAAGTTGTTATGACTTTGGATAAATATATTCAGGTGGTTCAAGAGAGAAAGAGAGAAAACCACCTTTGAGAAAGGTGGTGCCAAATACAAAAAAACACCTTTGAGAAAATCCACTTTCTTGTAAAACAGTCAAAGTGGAGCAAAACCACCTTTAGAAAATCCACTTTCTTGTAAAACAGTCAAAGTGGAGCAAAACCACCTTTAGAAAAGGTGGTGCCAAAATCCAATAAAGTTCTACTTCTAAAAACTATGTGTTAAATAAAAAACATTCCCATATGGGGTTGTTTTTTATTGAATTGTTTTTATGGGTTTTCTCAAATTTGACTATTTTACACTAAAGTGGATTGGAACCCAAGATAATTTGTAACCTTAAGGGGGTGTGATGACCCATATGTTTTTCCGATTTCCTCCAACTGTTCGTTCACATATTTCACGATTTCGTCTATTTCGTTCAAGATGGTTGCGTCTTTGATTGTATTGGGTGCGCATGTTTCTGCGTGGTGTTTAAACCGAAAGAGAATATCTGTTGAAGTCGTGGATAATACTTGAAGAACATTCCGTGTCTCTATTCTCTTTTGTACTTTTTTCTCATTCCGCTGAAGTAGTATCTTGAATTGTTTTTCATCAATTTCTTGCCGCATATATTTCACGCGTAGGTCTTGGTTTGTCATGGGGTAGTCTATTTCACGGTATCTTTCACCGAGTTCAACATGGTTCAAGTGTATGGCATTTCTTATCATTTGGTGCAGTTTTTGTTTTATTTCCATTGTAGGTGGATTGGTTTTGCCTTGATGTCGTTCGTCCAAGGTTCGACTCATTTGTATTAGTGTTTGTTGTGTGAGTTGGTTTGGTAAACAATGGTTAGGTAGGTGAGGTTGGTCATTTGGATTACGCGGGATTTCTCCTGTTGGTGACTGACGGCGTAGCCACTCATAATAGTGAGGGTTATGAATAACATTTTCAATGCGACCTGTTCTCCAAGAAAATGCGGTGTGACATTGCGTACACCACATTTGGTCACACCCATCTATCTTATAGATTCCAGTTCGGCATTTCGGGCAAGGTTTCGTGTCATTGGCCAGAAGACGCGCCGTTGCGACGTTATCTGGATTACACGTGTGTTCGGCGTCTCGGGTTTGTCCCTTGATTTCATGGCATTCTGGGCACGCCCATATTTCACAAAGACCACACTTCCACTGACTACTGAGAAATCCACGGCAGTTGGAATCGGGGCAAGACTTGATGAAAACTGCGCGATTTTCGCCCGTTTTGCTTCTTTTCAGTCGGTCAATTTCTTGGATGAGTCTGTATTTTTCTATGTCAAGTCGCCGGCGTTCAATATTGATTCTATCTATTTCTTTTTTCATATTCTCAATGGCATTGATATTTTCAACAATGGGTTGTGTTGCTGGTAGGAGGGCGCGTTCTTTATCAAATAGAACTTGCTCTCTATGCACTTTGAGTTTGCTGTTTATGAAAGTGGTTCCGAATGTTCTTGTGAGAAATTGGCGTGACCACTCCTTGTCACAACTTGTGTTCATGCATTTAGCAGTGGTCTCGCCAAGTATATATGTTTTACAGCATGTTGCGCATGCATCAAATGCGCAATATTCACAACTTACCTTTTTACGGGTAGAAGCGTTCAATTCGTAGTCGCAGATTTGGCAAACTTCGGTCATATTTTGGGTCTTTATTTTGACTTGATTGGGTCGTGATTGTGTCTTCATTGTGTTCCTTAGAAGATCCTTTCAATTTTTTCAGAATGGGGTTTGTGTTACTATAATATTTTCAACCTTGGAAGATGTAGTTGAGAGAAAAAGTTATTCAAATGGATGGAATTTTGTATAACATTATATATATGTCTGAACTGGTTATTGGTGGAACGCAGTTGTTTTATAAAGTAGAAGGAAGAAATGACTATATTATAACCTATATTACAGATTATAATACCGATATTGACACATATTTATATGATATATTCCAACAACTTTCGAATTTTTATACACTTGGGTCGCTCTTTCATTCAAATCGTTGTTGGGAAAATGCGACGTTCGCTTGTAATAAGTTGCGTTTAGAACCGAATGAAACTACTGATTTCAAAATTGGTAGAATATTTATAGTAGATTGGGATACTTCTAACTTATATAGCGATCCAAGATATCATATTATAGCGCCGATTTATGGTAATGGTGGAGGTACAACAATTGGTGCATCACATCATTCGTTGTTATATGTTGAAATTACGATTGAAGGTCAAACTACATATATTGCGATTGAAACAGCAAGTTGTCATATTTATACATTACAGTATTATGTGGGCAATACGCCTGAAGAATTGGAGGAAATTTTAAAGGCGAGATATTTATGTAAAGGTTATCGTATCACATACGAATGTAATAAACCATATTATGAAGTAATGTACTCAAATACTAGTAGGGGATTGAAAAGAAGAAAATATAAAGGTACGAATAAATTGAAAAGGTTTAAAAAAAAGAATAAATCGCATAAGTTGCATAAGTTGCATAAGTCGCATAGGAAATTATCGCGTAGGAAAAAACGTATGTAATATGATGTGGTTATTTGCCCCCGCGATTCTTCCCCGAGGTTCTTGCTGCCAGTTCGGCCGGGGTATTTGGCGCACTGTCTTTCCCAAAAATGGGGTCGCTGTATATTGTCGTGACCATTTACCGTCACAAAGAATCAAGATATGAGTATTGTTCCTAGATTCCGGTGTTGTTTTGAGTCGGGGGTCTTTAAGTCATTTTCGCACAAATATATATTTGCCCCCGTTGACCCGGTTGGCTGTCCTATGGACTGTCCTATTTCTCTGTCCTATTGGCGCACGTACAATGTCAAAAATATTAATAATAAATATTTTTGACACCATTTACCGTGACATAGAATCAAGATATGAGTATTGTTCCTAGATTCGGGTGTTGTTTTGACTCCCGAGTCTTTAAATGGTTTACCACAAATATATATTGCGAGTTTCTCTCGTGAGTTTAGCAGGGAACCTAGGTTCCCCTGCGACCCCTCCTATTAACCAAATAAGTAAAATAAGATTTCGCTTGCGAGTTTCTCTCGTGAGTTTATTTTCATAAGTCATTCAAGTATATTGTAGTTTTATTTTGTGCCTTTCTTCTTTTGAGTCTAGTGAAATAAATCTTGAGAGAAAAGGTTTTCAAAATCGTTCAACAATATATTTCTATTTCTTGCGCAAGTTCGCTGCCGAGTTCGCTGCCGAGTTTCGCTGCCGAGTTTCGCTGCCGAGTTTCGCTGACGAGTTTCGCTGCCGAGTTTTGCTGCCGAGTTTTGCTGCCGAGTTTCTCTCGTTGTTTTATTTCACAAGTCATAAAAGTCATTCAAGTATATTGTAATTTATATTTTGTGTTCTTCTTCTTTTGGGACTCGGGAAATAAATCTTGAGAGAAAAAGTTATGGAAATTATTCACACACTTTTATTATTAGCAGGGAACCCAGGACCGCGTAGCTGCCCCTGCGACCCCTCCTGAAAACCTAATATTTAGATAACTTTTAAGTCCCACTCCAAAATATGTAATAACATTTAAACATTCATTTTAAAACTACGATGCATTAAAACCACATTTTTGAGATACCGGTAGTCATAACCGGGTAATTTTCCGCGATATATTTTGCGCGCATATTTTTCGCGTAGCGTCCAATTCTTGCGCCCATATTCCCGCGCCGATTCCCCCGCCGGGTCTTTAAGTATCTTTTTATATAATATATCGAGGGGTTTCTCTCGTTGTTTTATTTCACAAGTCATAAAAGTCATTCAACCAATTCTATACTTCTATTTTGTTGCTTTCTCTTTGGGGTCTTGGGAAATAAATATTGAGAGAAAAAGTTATCGAATTCATTCAACTATATATTTATATTTCATTGACTCATTGGTTAACCTATTGGTTAACCAATTCACTGTCCCATTCACTGTCCCATTTCACTGTCCTATTTCACTGTCCTATTTCACTGTCCTATTTCACTGTCCTATTTCACTGTCCTATTTCACTGTCCTATTTCACTGTCCTATTTCACTGTCCTATTTCACTGTCCCATTGGTTGTCTCATTTATTGACCTTATATAAAATCCAGATATGAGTGTTCTTTTGATTTACGACTCATGTTTTAAAACCCCAGTCTTGTTATGGTCTCAATATATACAACTTGTATTACAACCAAATATATATATTGTTATTTATTCAACAATATAGCAGGGAACCTAGGGTTGGTTACAATTGCTTTGCAACCCTGCGACCCCTCCTATTCGAATTGTTTTTAAAAAATACTTGTGGATTTCTCTCAACGACTTTATTCAAGATATATATATTCTTTTTATTCAACTATATTATTTCATCTTCTTGATTATACATTGAGAGAAAAAATTATTCATATTTCTCTCAACCACTTTATTCAAGATATATATATTCTTTTTATTCAACTATATTATTTCATCTTCTTGATTATACATTGAGAGAAAAAATTATTCATATTTCTCTCAACCACTTTATTCAAGATGTATATATTCTTTTTATTCAACTATATTATTTCATCTTTTTGATTATACATTGAGAGAAAAAGTTATTGAATATATATTCAACTAATAGTTATATATATTCACTGTCCTATTTCACTGTCCTATTTCACTGTCCTATTTCGCCGGGCGAGTTCGCTGTCCTATTTCGCCGGGCGAGTTCGCCGACCTATTTCGCGTGACGAGTTCGCTTACCATATAGCGTAACACAGTTTTGAGTGTTCTTTTGGTTTACGACTCATGTTTTGTGACGGGACGGGGGTGTGTCTTTAAGTATCTTTTTATATAATATATCGTCGGTTCTCTCTACGTTTTAAAATGAATGTGTTAAAATGTCATTGCGCATTTTCGAGTGAGACTTAAAAATTATTTAAATACTCGGTTATTAAGGAGGGGTCGCAGGGGAACCTTGGTTCCCTGCTGCGGTAAAAAAACCCCGAAGGGTTTCTTTATTTATTTTTTTATTCAAGTTACATATTTATTTTTACAATCTATATCTACTACTAACTACTATCTACTTTACTCATCATCCTCTTCATCCGACTCCTCATCCTCCGTCTCCAACTCATCGTCTGCCATCTCGATCTCCTTGGTCTCCTCATTCCACTTTCCCACTAGTTCTTGTGTCTTGGCGTCATACACATCGTTGTCTTCCGACTTCAAATATGTCTTACCTTCGTGAGCGAACTTCGTCACCTTCAACGTCTCTTCCTCTTCTTCCTTTGGAGCAGGAGGAGACTTGGACTCCTTCGGATACTTCTTGGATTCCTTCGGAGACTTGGACTTCTTGGATTCCTTCGGAGACTTCTTGGATTCCTTCGGAGACTTCTTCGCCTCCTTCTCTTGTTTTGCTAGCAACTTCGCTGCATCCTTCTCTTGCTTCGCTAGCAACTTCGCTGCCTCCCTGGCTGCATCCTTCTCTTGCTTCGCTAGCAACTTGGCGGCATCCTTCTCTTGCTTCGCTAGCAACTTGGCTGCATCCTTGTCCTCCTTCGTCTTTGGAGAAGAAACGGAACTTGGACTTTCGGGTGTCGTTGGAGTCGCATTCGCTACTCCGTCCACCAACGAAGCAAACAAATCCTTCGTCGACTCCTCCAACTCCACCTCCTTCTCCGCCTTCTTCGGGCGACCTCTCTTCTTCATTGGCTTCTCCGTATCACTATCCGATACGATCGCCTCTGACTTGGTGGACTTTGAGGACTTGGCTTGCTTTGCTGCCTCCTTCGCTTGCAACTTCTCTTGCTTCAAGGCCTCCTTCGCCTGCAACTTCTCTTGCTTCAAGGCCTCCTTCGCTTGCAACTTCTCTTGCTTCGCCGCCTCCTTCTCCTCCTTCGACTGCTTCATTACCGGTTCCTTTCTTTCCAACGACTTTGGCATCTTCAGTGAGTAGTCCTCCAGGTCTAACCACTTCAACGCCTCTTCCGCCGGAAAATTAAATTTTTCTGCGCACTTTGTTACCATCTCACGCATCTGCGTGTTCAGGCACATGTTCACGTACTTCATTGATGTTGATGTTGACATCTTCTATTCACTTTGATTTTGATTTACTTTTTCTTTCATTTTTTATTTTCATTTCAATTTTTTTTTTTCACCTTACTTTTTTTATCCTCTTAGGGGAACCTAGGTTCCCCTATGACCCCTCCTACTCCTTATATGGTATTGCCTATCTGTTAGGAGGAACCTAGGACTGCGTAGCTGCCCCTATGACCCCTCCTACTCCCTATATGGTCACGGAGTCTCTATCATAAACTATATAAGGGAACCTAGATTTCTATATGAAACGCAATATAACTATTTATATTGTGGAACATGGGTCTTCTATTTCAATATCTCCATCATTGTTGTTGACACAAACCACATTTGGAATTAACCCCAACCCTATATCATGTTCCAAGGTTGTGTCATCCAATATGGGTTGCATAGATGATTCGACTAGTATGGTTGGTCGATATGTATCTGCCAAAATGGTAAAGTCATGACTATCATATACGCTCAGTCCAATGTCGTCATAACCTCCATCTTGATAAGAGGTCAGCATGAAACGTTCACGGTTTTTAACACTCCAATAATAAGTCCATGTTTTTTTCCAACGTGTTTCAACTTTTTCCAATAAATCATCAAGACCCATTGTAACCAAATCTATACGTTCGTCTTCCAAGTCTTCATCATTTTCACAAAGTTCACCGTCAATTAATATCATATCGGAAAATCCATCCGTACATGATATAACCCTTATATGTTCATCTTCACTAAAATATTCCGTGTGTATCTCTGGACTATACCCAGTAATATCATCATGTCCAAGTGATTGTGTGGAGGCAATTTCCGTTCCATTTTCAAACTCAATATACTCTCCGTAAAACCCGCGCAATTCATTTGCTGAAACAATATGCGGTATTGGAGCACCTGTTTTTTTGTATTTCATCCGAATTCTATCTTTTAGTCTCTCCATCTCACTTGGATTTTTTCGGTTATGTGGTGTGTTTTTGTAAGTAAGTTTTCCGTTTTTATATATTAAAATTCTGGAGTCACCAACACTCAAGGTTTCTATTCGATCCACGTAAATTTTCACCATCGTCAGCATACTTCCAGAGAAAATCTTTTGTGAATTCCAAGCACCTTGGTATTTGAAACGAATCTGATTCAATAAAACATCAAATGAATTTGGTTTATCCATTATATCATCCCAATCCAAACCGCGAATAATGTTGATACAAAAGTCACTGCCATGTCCGTCGCATACCACTTTCCATAAGTAAGTATCCGTTTTTCCATCAATTACAAAATCTTGACCCTTACATAATTGTTTTACACCCGACCGAATTGAACCACGTAGGGTTCTTGAGGTTAATTCAACTTGTTCGTTTATTTGAAAACTTGACATCTTTACTTAGTAATTGATTTAATAATTATAAATCTACCATCAAATCAATTTTTTATGAATATAACATTAACTTATCGTCCGTGTATATTTGACATGAATTTGCCACCAATAATCTGTTTCGGTGTCTTTTTTTCTCTTCTTCGCTCTTCCACCTTTTTTGAAATCATTTCAACTAGTTTTTTCTTTTTTTTATTTATTTCCAATGCGTATTCTTGAGTTGCCACAACATGATTTATTGATTCTATTTCAGTTTTGCCTTGCTTTATTTTTTCTAATACTTTTTCTCTCTTAAAAGAACACGCAAGACATACACACCCCAAATCCAAATAATGATTACGTTGTATTGCGTTGTAAATTTGATTCTCAGATGACAATGTGTTATAAAAAACGTATTCTTCTTTCGTGTAAGGT